GCTGTAAAAATAGATGGGGCAGGACCACTGCTGATGAGATTTCCTCGTTTAAACCAAGTAGAGTATGTCCATCTATTGGCATCAGTTGCTGTGCCAAGAGTTTTAGAAAGATATGAACTATCGTTATCATTAAACCGACATGAGTTGTCTATCTCATAAGCAGCCGTACTAGGAGCAGCAAACCACTGTGAACCGAACATAGTCATTAGCGCTAAGCCCCAGACAGTGCTAGTTGAACTGCACCGATCAATATCGAGTCAGCAGCAGAGACAAAGTAAGGAATTATGTCTACAGAGTTGGCGGCTGTGCTGAGAGTGATGCCAGCATCCCCAACAGTTTTATACTGACTGCCAAGACTTAAAGTTCTGCTCCCAGTGCCGTCCTGAATACAGACGATCACTCCAGCCTGACCAACCGCTTCTGTGGAAGGATTATCCAAGGTCACATTGCCCGTAAACGTCAATACAAAATTCTGGTTAGCACTGTAATCCAATGTGACAGACCCAGTATTAGATGTATCCGTATCCGTATTTCCTAGTAAAATCTTACCCGCAGTAAGTTTGCCAGCCACTGTAACATCGGTGCCACCCGTAGGGATTTCTATAACATCAGCGTCAGCATCATTTTTGATGGTTACATCATTTGTCGAACCTTGACCAGTTATGATAATTCCTTCGGCGGATGTATAACCAATCGCTGCATTATCCGAAGCTGCTGTATCACCATCAGCATTTAATGTTCCAGCGGTGAGATCTCCAACAACATCAACATTTGTAGTACCTGTAGGTATACCGAGAACTGTAGCATCTGCATCGTTCACGAGGGTCACGTCGTTTGTGCTGCCCTGTCCGGTTATGATGGCCCCCAGCACAGATGTGTAACCAAAGGCAGCGTTATCGCTGGCAGCAGTATCACCGTCAGGCTGGAAATTAGCGGCTGTAATATCTCCAACAACATCAACATTTGTAGTGCCTGTGGCTATACCAAGAACTGTAGCGTCTGCATCATTTACGAGGGTAACGTCATTCGTTGACCCTTGGCCTGTTATGATAGCCCCCAACACACTAGTGTAACCAAAAGCAGCATTATCACTAGCAGCAGTATCTCCTAGTGGCTGAAATGTTGCATCGGTAACGATTTCTTTTACTGCACCAATACCACCGTCAGTCTGAATCGACCCACTCGTTCCACTGGTGCTATCTGTAGCATCGTCAGTACGGATAACACCTTTAAATGTAACGCCTGTAGTACCTGTTGGAACGCCAAAAACTTCACCATCAGCGTCATTTTTTAATGTGACATCGTTCGTACTTCCTTGACCTGTCAGGATCAGCCCTTCAGCAGAAGTGTACCCTATGGCAGCATTATCACTGGCGGAAGTATCCCCGTCTGCATTAAGCGTAGAGGCCGTAACATCTCCTACAATATCGACGTTTGTAGCACCAGTAGCGATTGTGATTACGTCAGCATCGGCATCATTTTTAATTGTGACGTCATTGGTGCTACCTTGACCCGTAAGGATAAGCCCTTCAGCCGAGGTATACCCCATTGCTGCGTCGTCTCCCGCAGCCGTATCTCCGTCAGCGTTTACTGTAGACGCAGTAACATCTCCTACTATATCTACGTTCGTTCCGCCTGTTGCGATAGTTATTACGTCAGCATCAGCGTCGTTCTTTATTGTGATGTCGTTTGTGGAACCTTGACCTGTGAGAATTAATCCTTCGGCAGAAGTATAGCCCATCGCAGCGTTATCACTTGCTGCGGTATCTCCGTCGGCATTTATAGTTGAAGCAGTTACATCTCCAACTATATCAACGTTTGTCGCTCCTGTAGCGATAGTGATTACATCCGCGTCGGCATCATTTTTAATAGTTACGTCGTTGGTACTGCCTTGTCCTGTAAGAATAAGACCTTCGGCTGAAGTATAGCCCATAGCGGCATTATCACCGGCAGCAGTATCTCCGGTAGCTTCAACAGTAAGTCCTGTTATTACGCCTGAAGCAGTTATGGCCGCACTAGCAGTAAACGCTCCGGTAACATTGCTTATGGCTTCTACTACATTTGTACCGTCACAAAACAGAAACATGGTAGTACCATTAGGCACAGATATCCCGGTACCCCCGGATGTTTTTAATGTAGCTGCTTGTCCAGTTCCATTTTTCACAATATAAATTTTAGAGAGTGTGGGGCAAATAACAGTGGCTGCTCCGCTTAAATTAGTACCAGTATCAGTCAAACTAAGCATAGCCGAACGAGATTCAGCGGTAGTACCGTTAGCTGTTGAAAGTGTGGCCGAATTACCAGACCAAGTATTAATAACACTACGCCCGGCAATAGCTTCTTCTATCATAGACGTTATGTTGTCATTTACTACGGTACCCCAAGATCCGTCTAACTCTCCCTGAGTAGGTTTAGCTATTTTAAGGAGAGTAGTGTATGTAGTTGCCATTTGCGTAACCTCGTACAATCATAGTGTATTAATATAATACTGTGTGTTTATCTAAAATCCACTAACATTTTGCCAATTTGGCGTTTGAGAAGTACTTATAGCTGAAAAATTTGGGGTTTGACTTGTATCTATCACACCCCAAACTAAAACAGTATTTACACTTCCAGTAGCACTTACACCGGTAACTGTAACAGTTGCACCACCTCCACCTATTGCTGTGCCAAGAGCGGAAGTACCTGCTACCCCCGTTACCGTAATATTTGCATCACCTGTAACAGCTTCAGAACCAAGAGCGGTGGTACCTGCTACTCCTGTTACAGCAACACCAAGGGCTGTGCCCCATGCACCTTGACCCCAAGTACCTCTTCCCCAACCGCCTAAAGCCACAACTACTACCTATATTAACTATGCAATACGAATAATCGCATTACTCGCATCTGCCGCAGGAAATGTAATTTTAAAATCGCCACCTGAAGATGATTTATCAGCCCCAAAATCAAGTATGGCAACTGCTTTATCAGAATCACTATCATTATAAATCAGTGCTCCTCTAGCCGTAATTGTTGAACTGCTCCATGTAGAATCAGCAAAATCAGTAAAAGCGGTTGTACTACTGCTCGTTGGGTCAATTCTGGTAAGGGTATTACCACCTGCAGTATACCCTGTGCCAGATACTTCATTAGTCGCACTATATGCCGTTGTGGAAGCACTAAGGGTGGCACTGGATGTATACAATGCTATTTTAAAGGTATCACCACCACTTAATTTAAAATTATGTACCCCTTCTAAAAGTTCTACCTTAAAAGAAGTTGCCATTGCTTGTGTAATTGCCATAATCTGCTCCTAACTTACGGCTTGTCTGTATTGTCCTGCGCGATAAGAATCTTCACGTAACTTACCATCACCAAGATTTTTAAGCAGTCCTATGGATTGCAGATACATCTTATCGTATATGGCTACCATATCTGGTTCACCCTTCATAAAACGTATAGCTTCAATTAAAGCACCGTTTAACAATACAGAGCTAAATTCATTCCCTAACCATGTAGTACTCGCGGTGACAATAGATTCAGGGTAATAACCATAATGTAATTCAGTAGTGTACCCACTGTTCGGGGTTGGACCCAATATAAAGCTAGTATCATTAAAATACGCATAATGTGCAGGAAATGCTGTAGTAGAAGGATTGGGGTACGCTTCCCGTATAAAATTAACATCTTTGTTCACTAAATAGGTATAAACACCATCACCATCTAAAACTGCTAGGCTATAGGTGTATAAAAAATCTGCGGGCGTAGCTAAATATTTATTGCCAGATGTTAGTGTACCTGTAACATTTTTTCGTAAAGCGGGTATTTGCACACTATTATAGATATTCTGTTCGGCTTGGTCAGTAAACAGAGCTAATTGGTCATCTGTAAAGGTATTCTCACATATATCTGCTATATTTGTTTTTAATTCTGTATAATTCATATCTAGACCAAGCTCCTAGGAAGTTGTTACTACAACCTGACCTATAAATCCAGCGCCAATAACAGGTGGTATTTCCTCTTTACCCGCCGGGTTAATTCCTCCTGTTGAGGTAACGGCAACAATCTGTGCTCTACTCTGTGCATAACCTGCAAAATCCGGCCTTGGATTTCGTATGGCTTGAGGATCATCCACAGGATACATACCTAATTTATTCTGCGGGTGATCCTCGTTCCAACATGTGGGACATGCCATTATGTTTGTAACTTTGTCTTTCTTAACCAAATTACGTAATTCACGTAATTTATACCTGAATCCACAAATATCACATTCCGCAATGGCATTCTTACCAGATGCAAACCTTTCAACCATATAACAAAGCCTCTAACCTCTTTCCCTCATAATAATCCCTGCTGCGGCCATTACAGCGGCTGCAAGTAAGAAATAAAAGGCACTTCCCGGCATGATCATCGAAAGGATCAACGCCCCAACACCAACCGCAAGCCATGAAGTTGGTTCAACTATTCTACTTCTAATCCAATTCATCTTACTGGACTCCTGTTTATTGCTTATATTCTAGTAGCACGAGGGACAAATCTCGCTGAAGTTTTGTCCCTGTCTTCTTCTGCTGCTAATTGAAACTGGGTTTCATATTCAGCTTTTAACATCTGAAGTCTAGGAGCAAGTTCCGGTTCCTTCATAGCAATTCCATAAGCTAGCCCTGCTACCAAACTAGGCAGGAAACGATAATTCATATCTGCTGTTTCAACACCATTCCCGGCGTCTTCAATACGCCTCATACGCCAATACACAAATGTATAATCATTACTGTTAGGTACCGGCCATACATTTATGCGGGGAGCAGTAATAAGACGTTCTACCCACACCTGTATGGGCCTACCACGTGTTAATTTATTAGGTATTGACGAATAATCACTCACACTGATTCTGCTCATATTAAGATCAGATTGTTTAGTCGTGTCACCACTGTCAGTACGTATGACCTGTTCCAATAAATCTATAGTGTCGGCAGGTAGGGTATATTGGGAAGTACCTGTTACAAGGCTTACGGTATCAGAATCTATCGTCCAGAGATTTATACCCCTATTCTGCCATTCCAGAGTAAGTAAGTTCATAGATCTGCGAGCAGTTCTTAGGTCGTATCCTGAACGCATTTCGCGGCCAGCACGTTCCCATGCTTCTTCGGCAATCTCCGCGAAATCCATATTAAATGCTGTTGTACCCGAAGTAGCCATAACTACGCTTTCTTAGTTTTCTTGAGCTTCTTACCGGTCTTTTTAGCGTACTTCATAGCCTTCATTTTTCCGGCTTTAGTGTACTTAAACGTCTTCTTTTTCTTTCCTGTTCCTACGGTAGGCATTAATCTCTCCTCACTGTTTTCTTGCAGCAATCCTCAATATCTCTGTTAACATGATCGCTGCACGTACCTTTAGATGGTTGCTTCCGAGCCTTACTCTGTTTCACGAAGGCTTTTATTCTTCGCTCCACTGAATAACTAACCCTTTGCCCAACTGCATTATCCATCAGGAACCCTTCATGCGTATCATCTTGGCCTTACGACGACCCTGCGTTTCTTTGCCACAACCACGGATCTTACCACCATGATAATAAGATTTTACAGTGCCACCTGCTGCGGATTTCTTCTTCTTCCTCTTTTTCCGAGGCTTAATATCTTCAACCGTGAAGCCCATAGGTCTATCACGAACTTCATCCCTTGGAGTGCCGGGGCGTCTAAACCGGCCTTCAGGTGCACCAATAGTCGGAAGACGACTACGAGGCGAGAAACCCATAGGCGGAGTTCTAGGTCTGGGCCTAGCACCTCTTGCACCTAATCCAACATCCGTCGCTCCCTCAACTGCTCCCATAGACCCAAGACCTTGCCCCAACATGGCAGCGGTAGGATCACGTTCAGGCGTACGTGCAAGTCCACCAAATTGATACTTACGTACCCGTTTCTTCTTCTTTTTATCAGCTTTCATAAACTTAGCTCCCACAGATTGAGATACGCCGACTTTCTTGGCGAACTTCTTGTTCTTGGCGATAGCCCGCATAAACTTACGTTGTTGCGGACTTCTACTAGGCACTGCGTATTCCCTATGAATAAAATACCGTTATGGAAGACAAAGCGGTTTGTGTGTACAAAACATAACCACCAGCCGCAAACAAAATTCCATCGTCAGGAATATCAGGGTACTGTGTGGTATTCGCGGAGGCTACGGTATTAAACTTCATTGCTACCGCACCAGATGAAGAAGTCTGGCTAAAGGTAGTCGTACCCGCAGTACCAGTATTCACAACATAAATACCACGAAGTCTCATTCTGCCCCTATACATAGGCGCAGCGATAGATGTACCAGAACCAGCACTTACATTCCCGGCAGGATCTCCTACCGCAGTAATTGCCGTAATAGTTGCAAAATAGGCTGAACCTGTTGCCGTACCAGCATTAGCGCCAGTAATAGATTCAGTTGCAGAGGTTGCTGTTTCATCTGTCCCCGTGACAGTAAAAGAAATCCCACTGTCGTCACCGGCGCTCAGGATAGTTATATTGCGTGGTTGGTCAAAAGTAACTGCTCCTCCAGAGGCTAAAGCGCCTCCAATAACCAGACTAGCGTCTTCACCAACCGCCGCTGCGGTGGAAATACCATCAGTATCTGCCGCTGCAGCTTCTATAAATGTGGATTGAATATCAGAGGACATATCCTATTCCCTATAATGATTAGAAAAACAGACCCTCCGATTACGCAATCTGTACGTACTCAATAATGAAAGTGAAAGAGCCAGCCGTGGTAGCATCTACCGTATTGGTGATATTACAGTAAATGGTTCTTGCTGCTGATGTGTACTGCACAGAAGCTGGGGCAGTCGTTCCACTTTCAGTTTGAAGAACCAACGAAGGCAATGTCACATTACCGACAACAACTGTAGTACCACCATCAAGAATCTGGTCAGTGACAGCCGCTACGATCTGTGCGCCAGAACTACTAGTACCTACTTCATAACCGATGTCACCAGTTCCAATAACCGGAGCTGTGGCACAAAAAATCTTGATGTTGGTTATAATCGTGTTGGCTGGTTGAGTAAATTCACCAATCGCGGGGCTATCACCAGCAGTAGTATTAACCGTAACGCCTGTGGCGTAACCAACATGCTTAATGTACTTGTTGGTGAAAATACCTGTGGATGCTTGGGAAGAAGTTTCGGTAACAGTCCCGGTATTCGCAGCTACATTTATAACTTTGAAACCGTTTTCAGAACGGACGGAACCGCTAAACGTTGTGTTAGCCATTTGTATCTCCTGTCGTGGCTAGTGTCAGCCATTCAATATGACTGTCAGGGATAGATTATTATATAACAAAAAAAAGAGGGGGCAACAAGTACCCCCTCCTTAATTTTATGCACCGGGTGATCCGAAAACCCCAAGAGGATCGGAAACACCGAATGAATAACGTTCTCTAGCCTTGTAGCGGCTATTGCCCGTATCGAAATCAGCATCCATAGATGTAGACATCGGGGTACGAGTAAAGTGCTTCAAGCCATTTGGAACGTCCGACATCAAAAACCATGCATCTGTATCTGTCAGATAATGGTTTACTGCATACCCTTCAGGAACAGAACCGTTGTTCTTGAGAGCATTGAGGTCGTTATCCGCGGTGCCAACACGTCCCTGAGTTTCCAACAGGCGCGTAGCAACGAATTGCAGCGCAGGTGGGATAATCAGTTTACGTGGTTTGGCGGCGATCAACAGGCTACGCTCATCCGTCCAACCAGCAATTGATATAACGGCGGCTTCTAGTGAAGTCTCGTTAAGATCAGCCGCTGTAGACGGCGTGTTTGAGTTTGTGCCACCAGAAACAAGCGGGTGAGCGGTGGAGCAAAGTACAACACCATCCCCGAGCGTGGTGGAGAAGGCGTCATTAAGAATAGTCGCCCCCTTAACCTGTTTAGTATAGGCCATAGCGCGAGCGAGAGCCTTCGTATAACGAGCAGACAAAGAGTCATACAAGTTATCCTCAACGGCTTCCTCAGTAACTGAGAATCCCATCGCAATGGTTTCGTGATTGTAACGAGCCGTCCATGCTTCCTGCGCGTTGTCATACTCGATGGCAGAGCCTTCGTCTTTGACTGGTGCGGCAGAGAAACCGGACAGTTTCGTCTCTTCCTCAAAAGAACGGTCAGAAGATTCTGATTCAAAAATCTGCTTATGTTCTTCACCGTACTTAGCATACTCCATGCCAAACAGAGCATTGAGTCCGGGGAGGAGTTCTTTTAGTAATTGGGCACGTGAAATAGCCATTTACGTTACTCCCCTAAATGCCGGTTGTGTTGCTCATAAGGTGACCAGCATTCCATTTGACGAGAGCTTCAGTGAAGCCGCCAGATGAATTTTTGGTCTCATCCACCAACTCTACAATTCGGAAAGGTAGAGTATTGGTAGTGGCAGAAGTATCCAAAATGGCAATTTTAGAATTACCGGTAGTAGTACTACCTGTATTATCAACCCCAGCTATATTAGCGCCAAGATCAGTAAGTGCTAAATCGCCAATGGTAGTACCAGAGGATACAACCGCAGCCTTAAACAACACATCCGTAGCATCGACCACATAGCCTTTAGCATCACTAGCAACAGTGCTAGCGGGCCAATACTGTTTGAACGTTTTCTGATTGGTACCGGGGTCAGTGTAAGAACACCCCATAAAAATACCAATAGATATCATAGCAGCATCGGCGGTGTCCCGCTCGATAGTGCCTGCAGTTACGAGTTTAACAGCATCCCCGCAAAAAATGTTAGTGTTATACGCGCTAGCAATTGTGTACTGTCGGGTAACACCAGCATAGGGGGTACCGCTAACCATCTTAACTGGCTTTAGCCCATAAGGGGCATCTACTGTAGGATAAGCCATAGCTTATTCTCCCGTTAAGATTAATTTCCGCTACCGAAAGTGACCTTCGATGTCCGATCATTGAAGAGCGGCATACGAGGATCATTTTCTCGCATCAGGTTGTTATCAACTGACTGAATCTGAGCTTTACTCTGCTCTGCGTAATGATCATTACGCTCTTTGACCAGTTCAGCCGGAGCTTTGCAAAGCATCAACCCCCCAATTACAACATTGTCTTTAAAACGCTCGTTCTCGACGGTGACCATTGTAATTTCCGGGTGATCTTTTGCCTTAACTGGCTCCCAACCTTCGCGTAATTTTGAGGAAACATTCGTGGCATCAACCTGACCATGTGTAGACACACGCACCCAATGAAACTTATACCCTTCTTCAGGATTAGGAGAAGGTAACATTTCCGGGCGCTGCCAACCCTTTTTACGGGCCGTTTTATCACGTGTAGTCTGTTCACGATTAATTCGATTATCAGCCATTTGCACTTTTCCTCATCTCTATCGCAACCTGTTTGGCGTAATCTTCAAGAGGAACCCCTAAACGCTTCGCTAGGTTTACCTGTGTTTGCGTTAACACCACTTTCTTTGGTGAAGTGCTCCGCGTAGCGGGTGCAACCACGTTCGCCTGACGCTTAGACGTCTTCCTATCTGGTTTTTCGACATCCCCGAAATTACCGGGGAATATTTCTCGCATACGGCCATCAATGGCCTCATAGTACTCATCGCTTTGCGGGTTCATACCCTGTTTGACAAGTTTGTTATGCAACCCCAACGCGAAACTTGTCATTTCATCGTCTGAACCGAACCATGTGTTGGTTTTTGCCCATTCACTGGCCCGCTCATCGACTTTCACCGGGGCGGATTCTTGTGTGTTAGCTTCTTTTACAGTTGTTTGATCTTCCTGTAAAGGTAATTGTATGTTGTTTAACCGATCAGTTCTTATTTTAGCAGATGTTAACTTTTCCTGTGCTTCAACAACTGCATCTGCCTCACCAGCTTCATATGCTTCTTTGTAAGCATTTTTAGCCTGTGCTAATTCACTTTCGGCTGTACGTTTGGCCTGATCAAGAAGTACCGTTTGGTTTTTTCCAACGGAAGTCTTTAAATTCTTGTTCTCTTCAACAAGTTTTTGAGCGTAGGTTTCCAGCTCTTGACGTTCACGAAATGCTTGTTCTTTAGCACGACGCTCATCGTGGTATCCCTTACTGAAGTGTTTAATTCTTCTGCGAACTTTTTCAGAGTAGTCTTCAAGTTCCTCATCAGTAATCTCCTCTGGAGGCTCAGAAGCCTTGCGACCTTGGTCAGCTTTTGGCGTGTCATCAATAACTTCAACTTCAAAACCATCATTAGAATCTTCTGCCTCTACAACCTCGACAGGTTCATCCTCTTTTGCCGCTTTCTTACCAGATATATCAACTTCAACAGCACTAGAAGGTTCTATTTCTATTTTTTTGCTGCCTTCTTCATCGTCTGGGAATGTGAATTCAACTTTTTTGAAGGGCATATATTTAACTCCTATGCACGCGAAATACCGCGGGGGTCGTTTACAATAGCTTCGATGGAATCATCATTCATAAGACGATATTCCTTGCCGTCGATTGTAAATCGTGTTCCTGAATTAGCACGAAACATAACGTAATCCCCTACATCACACCATGCCCCTGAAGGGAATCTATCTTCATCACTATACGCTTGTTCCCCCATATCCAGCACAAGTCCTATAATAGACAGAATAGTTTCATGCTGTTTTGCAGACACCGTTTTAAGGATTTCTGTATCGTCGTAAGTATCCTCAATTTCCGGCATCGCTATAAGAATATGATATCCAACTGGAACGGGAAGTTGTGCTTCCAACTCTTCATCATTATTGGGTTCTGGCTTTATGGAAGGTTCAGTCATCGTCATCCCCTAAATAATTGCGCGAGAGGTCTTCTATATGAGACAGCGCGACTTGCAGACCCCGAAGCAAACCACACACATTCCTGTACTCGGCGTAATCTTTCGGACCACCATCAGCAAGGAATTCCACCGCAGAGGATTTATGTTCCCCTATACGTTGTTTAAGCACGTCAAAGACGGTTTTTGCCATTCAGCCTATTCTTTCTTGTTGTTAGAAGACGGGGTAGGAGGTGGAGTAGTTACTGTTTTGAATATCTCAAGATCAAGTTTATCGGTTTCTTTCTTTACATCAGCATCCAGTTTAATCTGATCCTGTTTGGCATCTACTACCGTTTTAACCTTTTCAAGTTCAACCCGTTGGGTACTAACAGCAGCATCAACAAGATCTTTCTGGGCTTTCCGCTGCAGTTCAGCCTGCTGCAACTGTGTATCCGCTGCATCTTTCTGGGCTTTACGCTGTACATCAGCCTGTTTAGTCTGTGCTTCCTGACGCCGTAACTGGAGTACAGGATCTTGAGCCTGTTGCTGTGCCTTCTGTTGTGCGGCCTGTTGCTGATGAGATTGTGTAAGCTGTTTAGCTGCCTTGGCAACAAGACGCGCAAGATCAACTTCAATCTCTTCGGGTAGCTCTTCATTTGGCGGTGGTAAGTCAACACCAAGACGTTCTTCTATCTGCCTTCTATAGTTGAACCCTAGATGCTCCGCTATATGTGCCTGCAATGATGCCATAATCTGTTTGGCCTGTGGATTCTGCCCGATCAATTGAGCAACCATAGGATCTTGCATAAACGACATATGCGTACTGATGTGGGCGTCGTGATCCTGATATATAAATGCTTTTATCGGTTTCCCGATAAGTGCACTCATATTCTCGCTTATAGGATCTACAGCTTTTACATCGTCCTTCGTAGGAACAAGTTTATCCGCATTCTTGATTCCTAATACTTCAATCATCTGCCTATGAAGTTGCGGCAGGTTATATATCTGTGGTGCAGACTGAGCCATCGCCAAGACAGCCTGATACTGCACAACCCGCTGCGCCATAGTAGAACTATTCGGATCGCTTACAGGAATTACATCTACAGAATCATAATCTTCCCGACGCGCTCCGACTTCCCCACGAAGAGGTTGGTAGTCATATTCTTCCGACGCATACTCGGACATTATCGCTTTAAGGAGTTTGAACTCCTGCTTCATGGCGTAATGAACACGAGCTTGTACTGCGGCCATAGGTTTAAGAGTACGTTCAAGCAATGCCAACGTAGTACCAACAGGGGCATTGGCCGACATATCAGAGATATTCATATCGCTGATAGCGCCTAACCTACGACCTTCAGTCGTTATCTGGTTAAGCAGCGCCAAAAGTGTCTGACTTGGTTCTTTGTAAGGGAGGAATGTAATGTTGTCGCGGATACTACCTGACGGTACATCCACATCGCGCCACTCACCCGGATTTATGGGAGTGTCGTCACCTTTGATCCGCAACCCTCTTGATTTTAATCCACCCGGCAGATTCGCCAAAGTACCAGCATCGACAAGTTGCCGTATCAGGCTTGTACCTGCTTTAGCGTAACCACCAATAATGTGAATCAAACCAAGACCGTAAAACCCGAACCCCGGCACATATACGTAATGTACAAAATGCTGTCTCTTCAATCTGAGTTCATCATCAGGATCCCAGTTTCGGCGTATTGCCAGTACTTCGGATGTTCCCCGTTCTATAGTTACTACATACGGTTTCGCAATTTCCTCATCGGAATCGTCGATACCCTCTATAACAAGATCGGCATGGATCTCGTATACTGCATAACGGTCATCATCCGTTATGGAATAACCGCCTTCTTTAGCTTTACGTTCCTCTATATCAGTATGAAACGGTTGTGGATCATCAAGATCTATTTCACGGTAAAATCCGTTAGCCTGAAGTTTCTTCAGGTCATTTTTTGTTTTACGCATAATATGCGTAACACGTTCCGCGCTCTCTATATGGGATGCACCATAAGGCACTATCACATCTTCAGCAGGAATATAGATAGCTGCCTGACGACCTATGTTGGGATCGTAATAAATCTTTTTAAAAGCAGAACCTGCGAGTCCCAGACTATATAAAAGTCTTTCATGTTCAGGTCGATATTCAACCATACGTTCAGTAAGTTCATAGTTCATGTCTGCTTGAACACGAGTAGCCGCTTCTTCTTTTTCCTTCGTCTCCTCACCAAGAATTTTTGTTTTCACCGGCCCCGAAGGAGGGAAGGTTTCACTCATTGTTTCCGCTTGGAAACGAATAGCTGCTTCCGCCAATATGGTGGAGTATACACCGCAGGCACCATCCCACGGGTCTGTACGTTCTTCGTATTTGAATCCTAATACATCCAGCCCCTTGACAAAGGTATCAGCCCAATCCTTACGGCTTTCGATATCAGCATCAACAAGACCGATAACTTCGTCAGTCAACTTTTGCAGAACATCTTCTTCTAATGTTTCAGCAAGATTGCTATCAAAAGAATCATCCCCGGATTCCTTGCCGGGAATAAGTGTTACTTCAACACTACCGTCATCAAGTGTAACCATATCAGGGTTGACAATTTCAATCTCAAGGTCAGCTCCGGTAGGAGGAACACCGGCTCCGTTAGAAAGAGGAGTTAACGCTTTATCAATAGCCATGATCTATCCTTGTACTTCTACTTCTGCTTCTGTCTCTATCCATACCTTGGCACCACAGGATAAAGGTTTATCGGGTCTGTATATTACCTTGCAGGGACCATCAATTAACACTTCATGCCCATATCTATTATCTTTGTATGTTTTAGCAGTAATAACAGGTTCACGTTCACCTGTCTTGTTATTGCGTTTTATAACATGTTGGTTGACATGGACATAAGTTTTCATCGGTGCATTCGGTCCCAAACATCTTTCTGGACACAAAGAACAGATTGCCTACCGTCAATGGTGATATTCTTTTGTAATTCTCTGGCCGCTTCCTTACACCGTTCACCCATTAACCAACCATTTTTCGCTTCTTCTTGCTCAATAACATACGGCTCGGAAAAATACCTTATAAAATTATCAGATGTATTACAAATTGTGTCTGCGGGACAAAGCGTGATAATAGCGTAATAGAGAATATCCATTTTCTAATAATACCCGCCAGTACGCTGTTTAAAATATCGTATTGGCTCCTGTTCATCAGTGGGTAATTTTATAAACCCACCTTGTCTGAATCTCATAAGAGCCATAATAGTGGAGTCAACCAGATCATCATGGCTCATAAACGGGAATCCAGCAATCTCTTCTACCACTTCTTCCGCCCAACGTGTAGTGGGAACCCAAACCAGACCCGAAGATACAATATCGGAAACAGAATTTAACCGCGCAAGTTTATCTCCTGAACCTCTATGAGGAGTATACTCCTGTACCGGCAACCCCATTCTACGCATTTCCTGATACAATGCAGTGCCTGAATTTTTCTTCTCCACAATGAAAGAATCCGGGTTCCATTCTCCGTATTCCTCCATAGCCATCTCTTTTAATTCGGGAAACTCCAAACGCTTCTTAATACTGTTCAACAATATAATATTATACGCGCTAGTCTCCTCGTTTAAGAAAACTCCCCACGTAGTAAGTGCTGTGAAATCAGCCCGGTTATGTGATTCCGCCGCTGAATCGAGAGACATTATTATATATTCGCATATCGGTGGTTTCTTATCCCCCCATGACTGCCACCATTCCCGTTTTACAATGGAGGCTTCTTCAGCCGTTGGTTCCTGTTGATATTGTGCATTCCACTGGAACGAAGGCATGGAAGCCTTGGTGCGAAGCAGTGCGTCAAGGTCAAAAAACTCGGGCCATAACGGTTTTTGCGTGTAACCGGAGTTTTCTTCGTCGGGTATTTCCAATATGGCAGGGAACTCCACTATATCGTACTGATCAGCCTTCGCATTCTGGGACATATCGGTGACAACACGACCAGTCAGGTCATCCATGTGCCATCGGGTCTGTATAATCGCTACACTTCCTCCCGGCATAAGACGAGTACGGGCACCATAAGTGAACCACTCATACGCTTTCTCGAAAACCTCGAAATTACCATTAATAACGTCCTGTTCCGAGTGCGGATCGTCAATTATCAATAAATCCGCACCACGACCGGCGATAGATGAGCCTATACCGCACGCATAATACTCACCACCCGTACTTGTGTTCCACCTACCGGCAGATTTCGAGTCAACCGCGAGCGAAACCGTAGGAAAAATGGCCTTATAGTCGTCTGTTGCAATCATATTTCGTACTTTACGGCCAAAATCCACAGCCAAATCGGTGGTATGGGAAACCATCATAACTTTTTTGCCGGGATTTCTACCTAAAAACCATGCCGGAAACATGATTGACACCAACTGGGACTTACCATGCCGGGGTGGTATGTTGACACATATACGATCCTTATTTCCGGCCTCGATATCCATGAGCATATCGCCCAACATTCTATGATGTTTGCCAACCTTATAGTCTGCCTGCATATGTTTGCAGAATTCCATAAGGTCATCATATACTTTTTGCTTATATTTCCTGACTGACAACTCTTCTACAAGGCTGTCTATCTCCGTTATCTCTTCCGACGTATATTTGTCGAGATTACCCAGCATAAACCGGACTTCCTCTTCCGTGAAATCCTTGTTCAACGCCGTATCAGGAGGCATCGGAGGTATCTTTCTCCTTCTTCAACTCCAGCGCGGTATCCACGTCCGTAGCTTCGCCGTCTATAATGATAACCTCGTTTTCATCTTCGGGATTTATAAGTTTTGCCAGCTTGGACCGCAGCTTGTCCCTTATATCATCCGTAGACTGGTGAGTTATAGTCACTTCCGATTTTTCCGCGAACAAAGCCACATCCGATATTTTTCCCAATAACTCCAAAGCACGTATACGCACCCGTGGATCAGGATTATCGGCTTCCAGTACCAGCTTGTTTGTCACGAGGTGCCGTATCTGTCTGGCACTCTCCACCACGGACTGACCAAACTCCTGCAATATACTGTTGGTCATCAGCAGGGATGCGGGGGTCAGCGTAGCTGCTTTTTTCGCCGTAACTTTTTTAGAAGTCTTCTCAGGGTCATTTGCGTAAGCCAGCGTAAGTTTAGCTGCTATATCCTTATCCTCTTTTGTAGGTTGTACATCTAACCCGTGTTCGGATAACCTTAAAGCAGTATTGCAGGCGGATTCGGCTCGCGCTTGTAAATCTACATATGGGGTGTCGGGGGAGAAGGGAACTCCCAGTTCAGCTTCTATGACTAAAGTCATTAATTTCTTCCGCAGGTAGTCAACCGTATTGCAACGTACCAAATATAAAAAGTTTCCACAAGACGTTTGGGACTCCAAAGGGGGGGTGTTCTATATATGGATAAAAGACATATAGAAGGACAAATATGCGAAACAATACTCACAGAATATTTATTGTACAAAGGATTCTACATATTCAGACCCCAAGCATCTTTCGGTCCTGTAGATGTAATAGCTATATCCGGTAAAACAGGGAAGGTCTATCTGCTGGACGCAAAAAAAGAACGTCTACGATATTTCAAAGTAAAGAACGCCAAAGGGCGCGGAATAAGATACGGACCACACAGGATACATCGTGTGCGATCAAAAACACAAAAAGTACTGGGGGTTCGTATAGCCTATGTAAACATGGATACCCGCGAAGTGCATATAGTCCCCGCTATCAGGGGTGAAAACCTGAATGTTCTGGAACGCAAAAAAACGTAAAATATTTGAGTATATTACTATTATAGAGAAGCACACTGGGTCCATTGAAGCCAAAGGGGGCATAGGGGGTGGGTATGGTCGCCCCATATTAGTTTACCGAATTCTATTATTTTCTATCAAATTATGTCAGTGTTTATATTCCATCTGTAGTATAACTCATTACACTGTGTTCTAATACAATCATCGACAGCAACATGGAGGTGATTGATGTTTGATCTCATACCAAACGGTTTGCTATTCGGTCTCTTGGATAATGGCATACTCATTGCCTTCGCATTCAAGGGATTGTCAATGGATGACGTGCTACTCGCACGCTTCCCAACATTACTCGGTGCCGAACGTGGCATCGGTGCAGTGTTAGGTGGTGCAGTAGGTAACACAGTAAGCGATGGCGTCGGTGCAGTAGTTGACCCATACACACGGGTCGCTGTGCTGGGCATCATACTTGGATGTATGATACCGATGCTTCTTATCCCGCTTATCGCTAAGTACCGCGCATACCGCGCATAACCTCGGGGGAGCTTCGGCTCCCCCACAACATAAGGACCACAGTACAATGCGATATGTATATAGCACCATACTGTTAGCGCTAGGTGCGTTCACTGCTCTTAGTGGTCACCTAATATCAGACCTGTTCGGCGCTAATGCTGCAGCAGGTGAGACCTCGCACCTTATCCTTGGGTTCTGCATAACCTTGTTTGGCGTGCTTATGATAGTTGCCAGCTTGGTTGTTCGACAGATGGGTAAATGACAACCTCGGGGGAGCTTCGGCTCCCCCCCAACTTTGAAAGGAAAGATCATGGAAGGATTAACACCTGTTCTGTGGATTACTTTTTTCGGTCTTATATCACATGGCTTCTTCTTCTATCTAGGCACACGGTTTAGATCACAAGATCCTTACATCAACTCCACTAATGCGGAGTTACGTAGACGTGAGGCCACACGGAAAGCACGTAATACGGAGTTACGGCGCAAGATCAGAAGTTGGAAGGACATCCCATGAGTGATAGCTCTGCATTCATTCGTGGTTTGTTTGTAGGATGTATCCTTGGTCCTTGTATGCTGGCGATACTCTACGTTGTTATAGTCTAACATCTCAGGGGGTAGGGCTTCGGCTCTACCCTTTGATACCAGTTCTCAAGGTCGCGGCGAGTGGAAATCTGCGGTGCGTCTGCGTTTTGATGCCAGTTCTATGTGGCGCGGCGAGTGTATATTTTTATAGTGATGGCGCGGCGAGCCTACCAATAGCTATCATTTTTTATCAAATTATATGCGTTTTTATATTTCAGCCATAGTATAACTCGTTCACATGTGGTCTACTTCAATCATCGAACGGCGATCATGCTGTTCGTTCAACCGGCGCTCTGGCGTCGTCAGGGTGCCAGAAAGGCTAAGACATCATGTCTTATGTAATGCCGACAGAAATGGTGCGAGCCATTTCTAATGCAGTGTCGAAACGTCGTACGTCTGATACTGCAACGACTACAGCCGTTGACGTTCTATACAGCGGTGGTTTCGAGGCGCGTTTCTGCAAAGCTCCTAAAAAGGGCAGCGAAGGATACGCGGAGCACAAAGAGCGTTTTGATGCTGTGACTGCAGCTATTGTCCTGGGATTTACGGAGACAAACCGTAAAACTCTGGACAAGCCAACTAAGTCTCTGTCAGAGGCTCAGAAGGTTACAAAGCGCTACTTACAGATGCAAATCGGCGCACGCCGAAACGATTTTGGAACACAACTCCAACGTCGTGAAGATATTGCGGCTGGGATAACAAATCCCCGGAATGTTAAGTCCATAGAGACTTTCGCTTCGGAGACTTGTGTTGCTCTCAAGAAACGGTTGGAGGCTGCTGAGTCAGCAGAATTCGACTTGGTCATAGCTCTCGAAAAATTAGAAGAGCTGGCCACTGTAGTCAACAAGCGCTAGTTGTTAACTCGGGGGGAGAGACTGCAGTTTCTCCCCCCACTTTTTTTAAAAGGAAAAACAATGCTTAACTGGAAAAACATCATACCTATCCGTCTAATAGATCCAAGTTTTGATGAAGCACCCGAAATTGATCAGTTTATAAAATATCTTATAGCAGAAACCACATACTACCCAACGACCCCAGTATCCAAAGACCACCCGATAGCAAATCCCTACGGGCGTGGCTACGAATTCTAACAAGAGGCAGGGCTTCGGCTCTGTCTCCTTTTTTTTGTGCCTTTGAAACCAGTTCTCGAGGCCGCGGTGAGCGAAGATTTACGCCAACTTCCTATTTTTTTCCGCCGCTGTCACCGTGGGGTTCTAGGTTAGTGCGTGTCACTAACATTTTGAAACCAGTTCTTCCGAGCGCGGCGAGTCTCGGAGAAGCGGCGAGCCATTGACACACCATAACTTGTTAGTGTGACACTAACATCCGCGTCGTGGATCCGCACTCAGTAAGAATAAAACCTTCAACCAAGGTGTATCCTATAGCGACTAATGTTCTTTCTAATGTTCGTAATGTTCGTACAATGTTCGGTACCCCGAGAACATTATGTTTTTGTAGCAATGCGTGGTAACGCATGTGAGACTGTGAGAAGAAATGCCTATCAACTTATTGTGTTTCATGTGTATATATAATAATAATGATAATGTTCTTTTTTAGAGAAAGTATAAAGAAACATTTAAGACCTTCCCTTCCGCGGATTAATTTCAGAAGCAAAAAGTAAATCCAAAATCTCCCTCTCCAATTTCCCGAAAAAGCGAACATTAGAACATTCTAGGTTTTTCAGCGCGTTACCGACCCTACGTACAGAACATTACAGAACATTACAGAACAATACAGAACAATACACGTTCTGCCACGTATAAACACGTTCCTGTAACATTTGATCTCATCTGATAGATGTGGTATACTAATGATAATCAGAAATAGTATGTTTTTTTGGAGTTAAAAAAATTACCAAAACGTTAGTGTCACACTAACAGAAAGAGAGGACAATACATGTTGAAGATAAATAGACGCACGGAAACAAGACACGACAACACATGGGTTGTGTACACCAACGCCGAAACCGGCGAGGTACTAGCAGAACTCATCGTACCCACAATCAAATAAGGAAACCCGAGATGGAAAAAATCCCAGAAAGTGTTAGTGCGGCACTAACAAATACGGCACCCGAGATTGAGGTTCCGTCGATATCATCGTCAGCGATGATGGTTGAGTTATCCATATCACAGTGGCTTGGAAAGAAGAAAGATCGCAAGGCATCCAAGCAGGTGACCG